TCGTACCTTCGCCGTACTGCATATACGCCTCTTCGGGCGAAAGCGCCCCCTTTGCGATCATGGACTGCGCAAAATTCGAGCCGCCCGCAAGCACGCCTTCGTCCGAAAGCAGATCGAGCGCGAAGTCGTACCGCGCGATAATCGCGCTCGGCGTATACGCCGCGATACCGTTGGCGATATCGCCCTTCGCAAGCACTTTGAGCGCGTCCTTCACCGCCGTGTAATACTTCTTGGTCCCCGTGCCGATTTTGACCATATTCGCGTTTGCCGTCGCAAGACCGCTGCCGTAACGGCAAGCCGCTGCCGCATAGGTTGCGATCGTCGAGGAGTCAATGTACTCCTGAATTTCGCCCGACACGTTGAAGACGGTGGCGTTTGCGAGATCGACGGGCAGGTTACGCGCCGCCGTACGCGGGATATAAAACCGTTCGTCGTATTTATGAAAAAGCGGCATAGCATACTGATCGGTCGCCACCTGCGCGGCGGGTTTGGCGTTCATAAGCCCGTTGTTGCCCGTCGTGCCGGCGTTGGCGGAAAGACCGCCCGACTGCATCGTACGCGGTTTCCCGCCCGCACGCTTGACGCGGTTGATAAGGACGACGCCTTTGTCCGCGCCGTTTTCAACGTAACGCCCCGTTACGCCGAGCCCCACGCGGGTGCGCAGCTTGACGAATACGTTATCCGCAAGCGTTTTCGACATTTCGATGGCGTAATTAACGCCGTCGATAGTGTTCTGATTGGCGGCAACGTTGATCGTTGCAACGCCGTTGGGATTGATAGTAGGCATAATTTTTTACTCCTTATGTTTTAATTTTTTAGCCTTTGTACCGATCGAGATAAGGCGAACGGGGATTCCCCCCTTCCGTTCTTGCTCTCTCGTCCTGCGTAAGTCCGACGCCGAGGTCGGGTTCCTTTTCCCCTTCCCCGTCTTTTTTGAGAAGAGCGACGATTTCGCCGAGCGCGGCGATCATCTTATCCGCCCAGGCGGGCGCCTTTTCTTCTTTCTCCTCGCGTTCCCCGTCGGCTTTCTTTGATCCTTCCGATTCGTCCACGCGGTCCTTTGCGCTTTGAGAATTCTCGTCTCCGTCGCGCTTTTCCTGTTCGCCGACGCTTTCGTCTACGCGATCCTTTTCGGTCTGCGTATCCTTTCCGTTCTCGGCGACGTCCTCTTTTGCCTTTTTTTCCTGCTTTTCGTCTTCGGTCATAGTTGTTTCCTCCTTTTTAATTTTTTTGAACTTGTCCCAAAAACTCATGTTACACCCCTTCACAAAATCCGAACACGGTCGAGATAGAATGCCCGACCGTGTTCTTTGCTGAACTGTTTATACGCTTTGTTCCGCTCGATGGCAATCCTGCGCCATTTGCGGTATTCCGCAACGTTTGCGTCCTTTTGCATAAGCGCCTTTTCCCGCGCCGCGATAACGCTGCGTTCCATGGCACGCTGCTTTTTCGTGATCGCGTACTCGCGCTGTTGCTCGGCTTTGGAAACGGTCGGAATCGCCATGTTGGGCTGATATTCCGAAAGCTTATGTCGGCAGTTGAACCCGAGCAAGCCGTTCTTGTAGGTCCGTCCCGCTTTCGTGGTGTAATAAACGTCGGTGGCGACTTCGAGCGGCACGTAATGCCGTCCGTCCGCCGTCACGCCGTACGTACCGTCGAGCGAGTATACCCGCCCCTGCCAACGTGAGCAGCGGTCGGAGCAGTCGCCGTGCACGCTGCACACGACAAGTCGCACGCCTTTGCTTTTCAGCTCGGCGATCTCGCTCAAATGCCGTTCGTAACGCACCTGCATTTCGGCAAGGTTACGCAAGCTATTCCGCCCCGTAAAATCGTTCGGATCGAGCGCGTTTTCTTCCGCAAGCTCTTCGAGCGAATTCGATACGCGGTCGATATACGTTTTATGAAATTCCTGCAACGGAATCCCGTTGGCGTATTCCCGATAAAACATTTGTTTCACCCCTACCGCCCTTCCGCTTTCCGTAACCGCTCTCATAAGCAGCAAAACGGCAGGAAGCGACCTTGCAGGGATCGCGCCGAGCGAGCTTTTGAAACGCCTGTACGCGCCGTCTGCGAAGCGCATGAGCGATTTACGAGCGTCCTCTAAAAGCGTTGGCGACCGTATCCGGGCAAGCGCCGCATTGATAATTTTTTGAACCCGTTCCCGCACGACGGAAGAAGGCGCGCCCGAAAGCACGCCCTGTTTGATCGCCGTTTTTATATCCGTCTGCGCGTCGACAAGCGCGCTTGCCTGCCCGTTCAGCGGATCGGGGATATATGGATAATTTTTCAAATCACACCTCGGATTTTTTGCATGAAAAAACCGCGGTTCCCCGCGGCTATTCCTTAATGTCTGTTAAATCGAATTTGAGATTTCTACCGCTTTTTGCAGTAACTCGTAATCTTCAAGATCGGGATTGTCTTCACAAAATTTAAGCATTTCTTTTGCTTTTTCATCGGTTTTGCAGCATAAACATATTCCTAACTTAAAACCGGTTTCAAAATCTTTTTCTTTTAGGTATTCCGCCAACTTTTCTTGATTGTCAGTAGGTCTAAACATGTTTACCCTCAAAGCGTGTAATCCAATAATAAATTTCTTCTCTGTCTTTTTCAATGTCGAATCATGTTTCTATTTTATCTGACATATTTCAACAGTTTTATCAAACAATTCGTTAAAATCGATGTCGGGATTTTCTTTCAAAAACCTTATCATTTGTTCGGACTTTTCGTCATTATCGCACATCAAAGCAATCGCCAAACCGTCTTGTTTGTCAATTCCTTTTCGTTTCACATAATCCACGATATACGGCAATAACTCTTTTTCCTTTTCGCCTATATTTCTGCGTCCTTTCATATTATTCTCCGAATAATTTCAAATAGTTTTCTATTTTGTATCCATCTCGCTCGATGTCATAGACATTCAATACCGAAAAATCATCGTCGCCCGTTGTCGAATAAATATAAAAATAATTCGACGTAAAAGCAAAATTCGTCGGTTTTACTTTTCCCCTCTGAGCAATGTTTTTACGCATCACTTCCGCACGGAGAGCGCCGTATTCCTGCGGCGAAAGCTCGGTTCCGTTCTTTTCGCGTCCCTCATGTCCGTTCACTCGTGCAAGATACTGCGGATATTTATAATCCGTCGTGCCGTCGGTAAACTTTCCCGACCGATCGCGCAGATGTTTGCTCTCGTCCCATTCCATTGTATCACCTTTCCTTTCCGAATGCAACTTAATAGTTGTAATTAAAATTCACGAACTTCAACGCCGCCATAAATTCGGTGTTGAGCGTGCGCATGCGCGGTTCGACGTACATACTCTTTACCGCATAGATAACGGCTTTCAGAATATGATCGACCTGATCGTCCTTGATATCATTCGTAACGGGATCGTAAACGTAATTTTCGATCTCGTCGAGGAACGGATCGTTCGACAGATCTTCCCGCGTATAATAGTCTTTATAGCCGCCCGAAATACAATAAAAAAGACCTTCGTCGAGAAGGTCCTGAAACCGCTGTATGTCCTGCCATACCTTCTTGGCGCGCACCGCCTGACAGGTGTAACCGTACATTGAGCGCAGCTGTAACATGATTTCCTGCGAACCGCTGTCGCTGTCGAACACGAATGCGATCGGGATCGACGCGACTTCGGGGTACTTCCTGTAAAGGTCCTCGATAAACTCGTGAATGTATTGCGCCTGCCGCGACGGAGCGAGCGGCATCGTCTTGATCGGATTATGGTAATACTTGCCGAGCAAAACAAACTGATGATTACGCATGAACACGCAAGGGGCGCACGCCGTCATGTCGCGTTTCGTGCCGCCGTCAACGCCGACAAGCAGAAACCGCGGAAGATTGCCGCTTTCGATCGCCTGTTTCAGATAATCGGCGGAAACATAATAATCTCTCTTCCACTGCGGGAAGATCAGCCCGTCGAACGAAACCATTTCGCCTTGATACCAATACCGATAATATTTTTCGTTCGTCCGTTTTGCCTCGACGATCTTTTGCAGCATTGCCTTGGGAAGAAACCGCGCGATATGCCGCCAATTACACCAAAGATATATAGTGTTCTTCGTCAGCCGTTTCTTGCCGAAATATTCGTGCGACCAATGCAGCGGCTGCGGCATGGGGTTGTAACTGAAAAATATCTTTCCGCCCTTGCGCATATGGCGGTAGTAGGTGGTCAGCATGGCGTCGAGATACAGCGGATTGCGTCCCTCGTTCGCCTCTTCCACCCATACGGCGGCAATGTCGCCCTCGGGCTCGTCGCCCTTCGTCCGCGTGACCGACTTTTCATAGGCGCGGAAGTAAATCTTATGACCCGTAGGAATATGCGTGATCGTCAGCTTTCCGTCAGGGACGATAAATTCGCCGAGTTTTCCCGCTTCTCTGATCTTTTTAACGATAACTTCGCGGACGCTGCCCGACAGATCGACGGCATTCGCACGGGCGGCAATGACCGAACCTCCGTTCGGATCGCACACGGCATCGAGCAAGGATATGGCGATGTGCTGCGTCTTTCCCCCGACGCGCCCACCGTCTAAAAGATATTCTTGTATCGTGCCGTAAGGAACGGGAACCAAAAGTACGTCGTAATGCGCCGACCAAAGCAACTTATTCATCGAGCAGTTCCTCGACTTCTTTCTCGCTCATTTCGGCGTTCGTGTGAATGATCTTTGTCGGCTCGGTCCCGCTTTGCGTTTCGTTTTTTCTTCCAAAGGTTTCGGCAAGGATTTTCAAAAGCCCTGCTTTATCGCGCATGCTCGCTTTTTCAAAATCCGAAGGCAACGTTTCCAGAACCTGATCGATCAAACCCTGCGCTTTTACCGAACGCGAATCAAGGAACGCAAGCATCGACATTTCGTTTTCCTTTTTTTTCTTGCGCAAGCTTTCGCAAGCTTTTTTGTCTTTCAATATCAAAGATATTGCCTGCCGCGACACACCGTATTTTTTCGCAAGCTGTTCTTGCGAAACCTTACCGTCGCCTGCAACATATTCCGCAATTATCTTCTTGCGCTGTTTGTCGCTTAACTTTGCCACATACCTCACCCCTTTTCGTGCATGAAAAAAGCACGGCATGCCGTGCTTTTCCTTCTTAAATCAAAAGACAAATTCCCCATGCCGTATCAGATACGGAATATCCGTCTTGAAAATGTCTTTTTGTTCGTTCTTTCATTTCCTCAAAGACCTTTTCAAAATCCTCAGGATGAGCGCGTGCCGTTGCGTCTTTCAGGCATTCCTCATGAACTGCTTTTTCGTATTCTTCGTAAGTCATTTTTTTATCTCCTTATCCCTAATTTCTTTTGCCACGTCATAACCGGCGGACGGTTTGGTCTTACTTAAAAATTCGTCATACGACAAACTTGTTTTCTCTCCTGTGTATTTATAAAAAATAACAGGTTCGGGTTTTTCTCTCCCCTTCTGCCACCCCTCGGGAGCATATTCTTCATTAAACGGTGTGTAACTTACAGGCTCAAAACCGTTTCTCGTATAAAATCCGTAAAGGTCTTCCCCAAAAGCGTCAAGGCGATCTCCGCCACTCTCAACCGCTTTTTTGAGCAAAACTCTTCCGCGGATGTCCTCACTTTGATTTTTACAAACCGATATGATATTTCCGCTCGGCTCTACCGCATCGCAAACTGCAATTCTTCTCGTTTTATCGTCGTACCGATAATAGCGATTGTCTTTCGGATTATAATATAATTTTCCACTGTTTCCGTTAAAAAACTCTACCGCAGCACGTTCGTATTCGTCCTGATTTTTATATCCCATTTCCCGCGCATGCCGCAAATGATGTTTGGTGTTCTTTCGTTCCTTATTCGCAAAACCGTATGCTTTTGCTGTTCTTTGTGGTTCCCGTCCTTCGTGCGCCGTCATCCGTATCAGATATTAACGTATTATTCTTCGACGATTTCAAAAAACGATTTTGGATAAGCGTAATCTTCTCCGCTTTCATCAATCACGATGTAATTTCGTTCCGTTTCTTTTATAACTTCATACTCCTTTCCCGTCATTAAATCCATGTCGTTATCTTTTACAAGATAATCCATTTTTTCTTTTCCGATATATTTCACGATTTTCATATTTATCTCACCTTTTCTTTTAATTTTACTTTGCCTACCGACGGTTCCTCGTACCAATGAATTTCAACTTCCTCGGTTTTTCCGTTTCTGTGTACGATTGTTCCGAAAGCTTTTATCTTCTGCCAATTTTCCGCCTTCCCGCCATAATTTTTCACAAGTCCCTCAACTTCGCGTATCGGCGTTTTCGTTCCCTTACCTGCAAAAACCTCTTTGTGATGCAGTTTACTTCCTTCTAAAAATTTAACTTTTTCACCGTTTGAAAGTTCTATTTCATAGTTCGCCCATTTTGCACTTAACGAATGTCCAAGCTGTTCGTCGGGCAGTAAAATAGTGTCTTGAATATCATCAATATCTACCGCACCGCTGATCGCTCCGCTTTCTTTCGGGCGTCCTTCGTGCGCCGTCATCCGTATCAGATACTGCGGATACTTATATTCGGATAAATCGGTCGCGCCGTACCGTCCGTTTTCTTTGTTGTATTCCTGCGGCTTACCGCCCGCACCTTTTTTCTTTGCCATACTTTTCCCCGAAAAGAAAAGCGCTTTCATTGTAGCACAAATTTTCATGCCTGTCAATGATAGCGCTTGAATTTTACTTTCCCCCGTAAGCCCCGCCCCGATCCATCGACCGAGGCGGGTAAACGAGAGGTTAACGCTGAATGATCTGATCATTCATAATATCATTATAGCACAAAAAAACGGATTTGTTCGGCAAAGTTTTTGCCGTTTTATAGCAAATCGAACTCTTGCGCCCACATAAACGCGATATTTAAGATATCTTCCACCCAATATCGTAGCGTTCTGTCTGATATTCCGATCACGTCGCAAATACAAACTTGATGATTTTTATCGATATACCGCATCTGCATGAGCTTATCTTTCTGCGTCCACTTCACCCTTTCGAGGGTCTTTTCGTAAACAAGGCACCACCTGTATTTGCAGTTGTAATCATCAAGAGTTTTGATAATTCGATCCTCAACCGCATTGCCGTGCGAGCAACATACCTTTTCTTTTGAATAGTCTAACCCCATACCGGCAAGCATGCGGGAAGATATGTAATCCGCACATTCGTTCCGTTCCTTCTCGTAGTTGTAAAAATGCGATTCGATCGTCCTTCTTTGCGCTCTCGTCATATTCCCCCCTTAAAACGGGATATCGCCGTCCTCGTCGAACGATTTGGCCACAGGCTTTCGTGCTTGACGCTTATCGGAATTATCCTGCTGACGAGTTCCCCAACCATCGTTTCTGTCGCTTTCTGAACTTGCCTTCGGCGTTAAAAACTCAACGTCCTGCGCGATAATGTCAACACCCTGATGTTTGTTCCCGTCGTTATCTTCCCAGTTACGAAGTTGTACATTCCCGGTAACGGCAACCTTGTTCCCCTTTTTGCAGAACCGCGCCACGCTCTCGCCCAAACCGCGCCACGCCGTTACGTGGAAGAAATCCGTTTCACGTTCGCCCTCGGAATTTGTATAGTTCCGATTGACCGCTATGGAAAAGCGGCAAACGCTCACGCCGCTCGGCGTTTCGCTCAGTTCGGGGTCCCTCGTTAAATTCCCAATCAAAAATACTTTGTTCATGTTTTTCTCCTTAAAATTTTTTAATCAAACGGGTTAAAATCGCCCGCTCTTATTTCCGTTTCCTTCATGCGCCTTACAGGCGACAAGCCGTTACGCGCCCGTTCCCATGCGTCCTGCTCGCATTTACAGCAGCATTTTATGACGAAATTGTATTCGGGGAAATCCGCCACCTTCGGCATATGGCAATTTTTACAGCGGATCATACCGTCACGCAAATATTCTCTTTTGCCGTCAAACTTCGCATATTCGGTTTTTCTTTTTTTCTCGTAATAATCATGTGTATGTACCGGCATACACTTTCCGATTTCAACCAACCCCATCGTTTCCCTCCCGTTTTCGTCTGATTTCAGGCAGTGCCTTCAAAAACCTTGCCCGCTCGAACTTCAAATCCGCATCGCTCATTTCGCAAAGCTCTAAAAAGCTCTGCGGATCGAAGTATGCCATGATTTCGGGCGATAAACTTCGATAAATCACTTTCATTTCCTCGTCGGCTGCGCCGTCAAGCCGTAAGTAGATCGGCGAACCGCGCCCCACCGATTCGCAGTATCGCTCTTCTTTCGCGGCTTTTAACGCCTTCACAAGCTCTTGCCACAATTGCAGATCGCCTTTCCCCTCGCTCATCGGTAGCGACGAACGGTTAAAATCCTTGTAGCTGTCGCCGATGATTTCCCGATAATGCCGCAAAAGCCATTTCAGCGACTGTTTCCCTTGCAGATAGCGGCTGCTTTCAGCGATCTTTTGCGAGAGCAAAGAAAAATCAATCCCCGAGATGTCAGAAGGGTTGTCCAGATCTTCGGTTATGTAGGCATGATCCCGCATAAATTCCAGATATCCCTTGATCGTCTCGTCCGTTTCGTCCCCCGTGGGGGGATTATAGGGGGGTATATCTTTTTCTTGAAGGGTATATTCTTTTTCTTTGCTTCTTTCTTTTTCTTGTAGGGAAACTTCTTTTTGTGAAAAGGTATCAAAAGGTACCTTTTTTTCTGAAAAACCTACCTTTTCGCTTGAAAAGGTACCTTTTTGAACCTTTTTCGGGCGTCCGCCTTTCTTGCCCCATTCGGAACGAAGGCGCGAAATGTCCTCTTCTCTCTCGGCTTCCTCTTCTTCCCGATCCATATTGCCTTTGATAAAAAGGAATGCCATTTGTGTAAGCGTATCCATGGCGGGAACGTCCTTTCCGTTTGCATAATCCATCAGAGCACGGAACAAAACACCGCACTGATTATTGCTCAAAAGCTCGATCTGTTCCGCGTAATTAGCATATAATGTAATTTCTTTCATTTCTTTAACCCGTAAATTTTTAATATCGTTCTGTCCGCGGAAATACCGCCGTTCAGATGGTATTTGGTCAGAAACGACGCTTTCCCGAGCGTATGGATCTCGGTGTGGTGCTCGCGGCATAAGCTCATTACTTCGCGTCCGAGGTGCTCGACCTGCCGTCTGTCGTTCCCCATTCCGACCGCGTCTATGTGGTGCAGATCCGCCCGCCTTCCGCACACGGCGCATTTCTTGTGGATCAAACACATGTACGTATACCCTTCCACGTCGTCCACATATTCCCGTAACGGTCTTTTTACCGGAACGCCGTTCGAGATGATAAAACCGACAAGAAATCTTTGAAACTCGGCTACCAGGCTCATCGGTGCGTTTGCAAGCGAGAAGATTTTATCGGCAAGGGTTTCGACGTGTTCTTGCCAGAAATCGAGCTTAAACGCCGTTTTGACATCTTCCTCGCTGCTTCCACTCCATTCGGCTATGGCATGTACGAGAGCATAGCACATTCTGCGCTGTTTATCCGAGAGCGGACGGCTGTCGATCGGGTCGATATAGACCTCTTTTACTTGTCTATGTACC